GCAGGTCTTGTTCTATCAAAAATATCTACACTAAATGTTTCAATACTTCCACCAGCAACATTAACGGTAGATGTAGTTGTAGCAATTGTGTTTGTGATAATATCTTCTACACCATACTTATGATTTGGTGCTTTAACTCTAACTCTAGCAATTTCAATACCATTTCTAAGAATACTTGCAGTTTCTCCTACAGTAAATGTTCCAGATGTCATCTCAATCTCAGTTACTTTAGGGAAAATATCTGGTATTCCACTATCCAAGTAACTATAATGTTTTGTGGATGGTTTTAAACCATTTGCATCAAATCCAACGTTTCTAGAACGCATGAATGGATCTGTTGCTCCACTAATTTTAACACTTTCAACATAATCAAATTCTCTTAAAGGATCAATGGTGTTTGTAAATGATGTTTCAACATTACGTGTTCTTGTAGTTGTCCTTGTAGTAGTAATATCTCTATGATTACCCTCAAAGATATCCTGATCAGTTTCTACCTCAGTTTCACTTACATTAACGTCAGTATCAACTGTTGTTGTATCAGAAACAATATTTGCTTCTTCTGACCAAGTTGCTCCAGTAGATTCAGTTCTAAAATCATCAATATAAATGGTTCTAGTCCAGTTGTCTGATGGTGGATCTAAATTAACTTGACCTGCAAAAACAATAACATTAAATGGGTTAATATTTTCAACTTGTGTTGCTTGTGTATTTTTTATTTCACTAGCAACTTCATCATATTTTAAAGTAATTAAATCACCTGTCTTCTGGCAATTTGCATCTAATAATTTAGTATTTAAAGATGTGTCTACAGTAGTCTCATCAATTGAAGGATCTAATGCTAATTCAGCTCTTAGTGACCAAAAATCAACTGCACTAATCAATTCTTTATTAACAACATCAACATCACATCTAGAACCCTGAGTTCTATTGAAGTTTATAAAATTCCTATCCTTAAAGTCATTTACTACAAATCCAGTTTTAAACCTATCTAAACCATCTGCATCAGTAACTTGTAAAGATTTGGTATCATTCTCTAAAGCAGTAAGAGAAGTCATAACCTCAAGATTATCTATTCGTTTCTCTAGATTACCAATATCTCTCATGGTATATCTTCTATTATCAAATAACCTAATCTTAGGACCTTTTATTGGATCATATAAAAATGGTGGATATGTAATTTGAGCAACTTCCATAGAATCACCAACTTCTGTAGGTGGAGTTGGATTATCTGCAGAAACACCTTTTACTAATTTAACTTGATTATTTTTATTAATAACCAATTTATCAACTCTTGGTAGATAATAGGTATATCCTACAATAGAACTTTCATTAGGAGCAACAACATATTTTGTCATATTCTCAAAAGTTCTAGCATTAAAATCAAATGGAGATTTATTGTTTATTGCTACTGGATCAAATTCATCAACTCTAGGTCTAAAGTCGAGTATATCTGTTCCTCTATCTCTTGCAATATGCGGAATATCTGTAGTATACCTATCCTTAGTATATGAATTTGCAGTAAATAAATCACCACTATCTGCACTTTGAGTTTTATAATAATCAAATATAATTAACAATTGGTTAGAAGGTATTCCAGAAGCACGTTTTCTAACTATTCTTGAATAATCTGAATATTGCTTTTTATGACCTTTATCTAAAGTATAATTTGCAGTTCTATTAACATAATTTCCAGAAGTTATTCCTTGTAAATTTGTTTCAATACTAGATTCTTTAAAATTAATAGTTTCTCCCTTAGAGAAAGTATTTGCATTTAAATATACAAACTCAATCTCTGTAGCAGATACTCTATTAACAACTTGACCAATTGCTCTACTAGACTTACCTACTATCTTCTCACCAACAATTGTATTAGTATCTAATGCAAGACCTGAAACAAATGTTAATCTATCAAGAGTTGGAGCACTAGTATCCTTTGATTCAAAAATTCCATGAATTCTTACAACATCAGGAATGTTTAAAGATATTTCTTTATCTTCAACTCTTAAACCATAATAATTATTTTGAGACATTCCACTATTAGTAGAAACGCCAACAGTTTTTGTTACGCTTAATTGAGAACTTCTAATAAAATCTTTTGATTTACTAATTATACCTACTTTTTTCAAGGTTACATTAACAGTACATGCTACATTTTGAGATAAACCACTGAATGTGATATTACTACCATTATCAGTAATATTAACTTGATCCGATGTTAAGGTTTCTGTTGTTCCATCATTATAGTGAATAGAATATCTTTCATTATCAAATGGTTCAAAGAAAGCACTTGTGATTCCAGCAGCAACATCTAATGCATCTGCAGTACTAATAGTTAATGATCCACTACCTGGTGTTTTACCTGTTACCTGTCTATTAATAACAAGAGTTGAATTTGTAAGATCAACCGCAGAAACATTAGGTTTTGATAATTTTGTATATAATCCAGAATTATTTAAATTAATAATTTTAGGTGATTTAATTCTGAATACATTAGAAGTTGTTACACCTGCAATAATTCTACCACTATTAACACCATCTACATCCTCAACTGGTTGTAACTGTAAAGTCGAACCATCTGGTTGTATAATAGCAACTCTATTATACGTTTGCGATCCTACATCAGTTGAATATCCAACTATAGAATCAGTTTTTATACCAACCCTTCCTGCAAATCTTCTACGAGGTGATACTGCAGATGCACTGTTTCCATTACTAGCACCAGTAACAGTTAAAGAATCAAATTTAGAAAAATTAGGTAATACTCTATCATACAAAACAGAATCAGCACTAAAATCTGATACTAAATCTGAATTTAATATATCAGAATTTTGATATACTGATTTAATATCCTCTGTAGTATATGCAAGAACTTTTATAATAGATGATTTGCTGGTGCTTTCCTGTTCATTAAAGATTAACAATTCACCTTGCATGAAGGATCCTGTGGTCTGAGATATACTAATTTCATTAGGATTTCCAGTATGCTCTGCAACATATCCAATTGCACCACTACTTAATCCTCTAACACGAGTTGAGAGAGGAACTGTCGTGGTGATATCTGCTCCTGGATTTGAAATTTGTAATATTGTATAAGTTTGAATATCATATAAATGAAGATCCCATTCTGTTGAATCACCACTATATGCATCAGATGATACCCCATAAGAATAGACACGAGCTTGCCCAATCTTTATAGCATTGCTGCCAGATGGACCTGAATTTGATGGATCAACATTACCAGTTCCTTTTCTACGATTATAAAGACCAATAGTATTAGCAGTTGTTCCTCCAATATTCATCCAAGGAGTTCCTTCTGCATTATTAACTCTTAACAAACTACCCATTCTAAATGCAACTGATGCATTTTTATTTGTTTTAGTATCTCTTGGTTTATCAATGTCTATAACTTTATTCCAGACATCTATTCCATATCCTCTAACATATGCTCTACCTGAAGATAATTTAACACACATTAAATCGTCAGAAGGATCATTTCCATCATCAGTTTTTTGTCCTTCAGTATACAGACCATTAGATCTAATTTCATCATTTAAAGAATTTTGTACATTAACTCTAAATGGTTTTATTGCATAGTTACCAGATTCATCGTATGTTCTTGTAGCAAGCCAATCTGCAATTACAGAATATTCCGTCTTATCTTGAAGTTTTTTAATCTCACCATCTCTAACACGGACAAGTTCAACAAAATTAGTATCTTCAAAATCTAATAATGCTTTTTTAGCTAATCTAACAGTTATTCTAAATCTATCTGCACCTGGTGCAGCATAGTTGGTAAAACCTTTAGCATTATCATTTAAATCAGAATCATCATTAGAAGTTATAACAGTTTCTGATATCTCAAGACCTACCCTATATGATGGTCTATTTGAATATGGTTCTAATACTATGACCGATTTTGGAACACTTACAAAAGTTCCTCTAATAAAATATATTCCAGCATCAACACCAACAGCTGATCCAATTCGACATGGATCTTCAGATAGGACTGTTAATATTGTTTCTCCTGCATTTAATGTAGTATTTCCATATGTGACATTTTCTTTAAGTGTTAATATTTCCTCATGAGGGAACATTTCACTGATAGAATTTGTTCCAGATTCATTATATTTTACAAAAAGTGTAATGTCTTCAACACCTTCAGTTGGCGGTAAAATATAATTTTTAATAGTTCCAACTATTTGTGAATTTTGACCTATAACTTTCGTTCCTTTACCATTATTATTGTTTATTAAAGCATCCAAATATATTGAAACATCAACACCTAAATGATCAGGATTTACTTTTACTGAAAAATATGTACTATCATAAGTTACTCCACCAGGAATAACCATAGATCCTTCTTTGAAAATATGGCTACCAAAAGATTCTACTTGATTCTGTAGTATAGACTGGAGATTATTTAATTCTCTTGCCTGAACTGGATATCCAGGTTTAAACAGAACCTTATAATAATTATCTGCCTTATCAAAATCATCATAATAAGGACTTATATTTAAGTTTGTCTTTTGTGGCATTTTTCTTTAGAATTCCAGGATGATTTTGACGTCTTCTTTTTGTCTTTCATTACGAGCAATCAAAGGTCTATTGTCTAAGTAAACAATTTCCCCTGATCCTTTATTTATCTCAGTATTAGATAACCCACCTGAGAATGTTATTCCTAAATCAATTAACTTAGTTCCAGTTGGATTTGTTGTTATTCCACTGAAATTTGCATTAATACTTGCACTAAAACCAGAACTATCACCTTTTATAGATCCACCACTAGCAGAAAAATCATATATTCTACCAGTTGTTGATATACCAGCATAATCTTTATGATCGTTACTAGGTGTTGTAAAGTTTAGAGATCTATCTCTAAAATATTTCATAACCTTAGTATCTTTATCATATGATGCAACATAACCTTGTGCAATCCTTTGATCGGGTAACACTTGAGTTATGCGTTCACCTACTAATGGTTCATTAGCAGAAACTGTGTCAAATATGAATGCACTCATAGATGAAAATGTAGGTTGAGTATAAAGATCAACTGTTCCTACTTTAGTTGGGTTCTTAACTATTCCAACTTGTGCAAACTTTGTATCTGATGGAAAATCTTTAGTTGAATCATCAAATCTTGCATAGATTAAAACCCTATCAGTTCCCAATTCTTTATAAATGTCATACCCATGACCTAAAGATGGTGGGATAATAGGAACAAGTTTTGCTCTTTGATTACTTGGATGATCAGCATCTTGTAAACCACCCAAATCAACTAAACCATAACTATATCCATTTCCACCTGAACTTACTGCAACATCAGTAACTACTTTACCAACTATATCAACTCTAGCTTTGCCGCCTGTTCCATCTCCTACAATATCAACTTCTTGACCCAAACCTTCAGAATACTTTCCACCACCATCTTCAATATAAACATGTTTA